ATGGAGAGTAGTATATAAGAAATAGTGGGCCAGTCGAAAACCCGGACGCCTGGCCCATGGTGGCTGTAATACTGTATTTAGCCACCATGGTCCACATTAGGGTTAAGGTCATCGAGTACAAACTCGTATGTGGGATAAGAAGTAGGATCAAAGGTCGTTGATATCAACTCCAAAGGAGGCAAGAGCTGTGATGAAAGCATTTCGAATTGCTCTCGCGTTGTGGACTCTACTAAGTCCGAATCTCTCCACATTAGCAGGATTAATACTGCGATAAGCAAGAATGATATCAGCAGCGAGATCGTCTGGCAAATCAAAATCGCCGGGAAGATTAAGCTGCCGCCAGCGGAGGGTGCGGAGGACGCGGCGGACAAGGGGGAGTTGGAGCATAGCTCGGTCGACGCGGACGTCTCGGAGGGGCTGGGCATTTGGGACATTGGGACGACGGCGAGGAAAGTTCCCTCTCTGTGGATTACGATTCTCCATTTAAACAACTATGATATTATAACGATCAGCGGAAAGCTTTGTCATGTCCGGGTGCTCGTTCATGAAAACGAAAATATGATTCTTTGCCAACCGCTTTACACGGCTCTCGTACTTCGGGCTGAACACAAAACCGTTCTTTACCTCCTCCAGGAAATCGTACTGGATGTACTCCCCCTGCTTCGACCGGGGAGAGTCCACAAAGAAAATCGTCTTGCTCGAGTCCAGGCAGTAGGCCATGTCCGCCTTCTTCCCAGGGATTATAATCTGAGCACAATCATTGTGAGAACAATACCACTGCGCAAACCACGTTTTCCCCGAGTTACCAACTGTATCAACCACAAAGTTGATCGTTCGGTCATCAGGCTCACCCTTCAAGATATCAGAGGCAACAGTCTGCCAGTCACGTAATTCATGTTCCGCAGGAGCAATAAGAGGTTCGTGGTCTTTAACGAACTCCAAAACAAACTTGGGATACCGAGCGCAGACATTGGAATGAACTTCGCGGAGAACCTTCATGTCGTAGCAGCCTTCTTTCACGGTATCTTTAAATCGATCAAGCTCTGAGCGCTTCCCGTCATTCGCGACAAACTCTCCATACTCTTCAAATTCCCCATCCTTCTTGCAGTACTCAACTGAAGCAACGGGGTTGCGGGCAATCTCTAAGTGGGGATTCCCAGTAAGAAAAGTCTTTACTTGTCGTAGGCTCTTGCGGTGAGAAAAGCATATGAAACCTTGCAAATGAGGGGTTCCATTCTCGCCAACTTCCCTTCCATAAACAAGGTACTTGACACCGCCGCGAGCGAAGTGGTTCGAGAACGTGACTAGGTCTTCCGCCGTATAGTTGTTATGGGTAAAAACCCAGTTCTTTGCCTTCGACATAAGACTAAGAGTTCGTCGTCGACCCCGCTAACGCGGGGATCTCCTCCTCAACTATGACTTTAAATTGCCCGTGCGCGTTAAAATAAAAATGTTCTAAGATGTTCTAACACGACATGACGTCATCCAAACGTGCAGTTCCAGGAACTTCCTAGTGCACGTATGACTTGTGGAACCCGCGCTTCCACGGCTTCCAGGATGTTCCGCGACGCACGACGTTGTTCTTGCCGCCGTAACCGATCGCACGGTCGAACCACTGATCCTGTCTATAATTCGTGAAGCCGCGCTTCCCACGGTCAGCAAGCAGCATCGCACCGTCAACACCAACCTTCTTCGGGCCTGATGTCATATCCGCTACGAGTGCTGCGCCACGAGAGTGTCCATAAACGACGCGGCTATTGGTCGCAGATCGAGCATAATCAAGCTTTTTGGCGTACCGTGAGCGGAAGCGACGCGAACCGCTGGATGCGAATCCTACGACGGGAAGTGCGGCAGAGAGCGGCCGAGGCACAGCTTCAAGGGCGTTCTGCAGCCATTCGCCGCCGTACTTAGTGCCCCGGACAAACATCTCGTTTTCATCAGAGATCGGGTTCTTCAACACAGAATAGCCGTCGGGAGAAGAGTAAGCGGCGTCGAACCCGCGCTTCAATTGCTGGTCATAGAAAGCGTTGCCAAACAAGTCAGGCGTCTTCCCGACAGCCTGATTAAAACGATAATTAGAGCGATACCCTGTTACTAAGGCTTTCGCCTTCTTTTTCTGTAAGTAGAAGCTCATCCTACTGCGCTTTGGATAAGTTGTGTCTTCGGCTTCTTCGCAGCGCGATGATTCTCGGCATTCTCCTGCCGATTCCGTTTGGAACGCTCAAAGGAAGCACGGTTACCACGAGACTCCGAGTGGAACCTGGTGTTGGACGACGACTCGTCCCAAACAATCTCTTGGTTAGAGACAACATGCAGCATCAGCCGCGTCGGGGACGCGCCAGTCCTGCCATGGACACGGATGAATACCATATCATACGCATCCGACTGAATGCTGGCCTTAACAGCTTCTGCGTTGGAGTCGTAGTCCCTCTCAATACTGGTAAACTCATGGTCATTCCCTTGAGGCATGAGGTGAAACAGATAGCGGTGAATGTCACGCAATTTGCCAGTGACATAGGTAGGGTGCTCGACTAGATTGGTAGACGAGATAGCTGGGATCTGGATCGGATTGGCGGAACCAATAACTTCGTCCCCGCCGTTCCCGCCAGAGACTCCAACCAAATCAAAACCGCTCTGCGAATTGCCTTGGCAGCGAATACATTCAAACCAACCGTCATTCTCGTCAGAGTTGTTGATGAGCGTGATTTTCAACGCTTGCGACACAAGCCTCCACTTGGTCATCGCCTGCCCCGTTTGGTTCAAAGGGATGGTGCCGTCAAACCGGCCATGGTCTTTATACGGGTAAACAGTGCAGTTGCTGTTGGTACTCAACGAAGAGGCCGTGATAAGGCCGTTCTGAAGACCAGGAAAGAGCAATATATCCATATTGTCTGTGGCGTCATTGACCATTTCGCCAACGGCTTGAAGCCGGATACCCGTGGAAGCATAAACCTTGCCATCGGGGATCTTAGGGTTAGTGGTTGCTGTAGAGAAAGGGTTATGGTACACAGCTAGGCAACTAGACATGTGGGACTTCGTAATCCCGCCTGTATTTTTTAGGTACCCGCGCCTATAGCGAGGACGGCGAAGTAAACGCCTCGCATAAGTTCTGCGTCGCGGAGACAAACCAAAACGAGAATAAACAACCATGTTCAGAGGATATGAGCTATGGCAATATTATAGCAGCAGCGACAGCGAAGGCGACGAGATGTCGAAAACAAGAACGGGCACGGATCTTGGGCCCCCAGCAGGCGCGCTGGAGACACCACCCGTTGTAGTTCCGCCAATAGGCGAAGAACCAATTCCAACAACCTTCCAGGGCTATACTCCAAGGCAATTATTCCCAGGGACATTCAACCACGTAAGGGTAGCGGGGCAAGCGACGCTACGAGCGACAACTATTGTAGGGGTCCCAAACGTGACAAGTCACGCGCCTGCGGGAATCGGATGGATCCCGCAATCAGCATGGGACTCGGCTGTATGGGACGGAGTCCCGTATAACGTAGCGGGAAAAACAAAAGCACAAGTGTGCAACTGGGTGTTCCCAACATCAAACACCATGAGAGGGTTACGTCAACTGTATGAAACAGTTCAACCTTTCGCAGACCCGGTTTCACCAACCTGGCAAGAGATCGACGCTTGGAACATAAAGGTCATAACTCACTTCAGGGCGCTATTCGGTCTGCCGCCGATAAAACCAACATATAGGCTGTATGCAGAAGCTCAGTGGTCAACAGAACGGCGCTGGTCGACAAGGTGGAACGGGTATCCAAACCCTTCGTCTAGACCGGGAGCCGACGGGTCCCTTGTATACGGGCCATGTCCGAACGCAAACGTACACTGTGGGGCAACCTTCATCCCAGATGAATACGAACAAGTTCACTACATGTTGCCCAATAACCAGCCAACTTCAAGCGTTAGAAGAAGCGTCGCGGAAGGGCTCGGGGGCACAAACACAAACATTCCTTGGAGTATCAAGTTGGGAAGGGTGATCGCTTCGTTCCTATGCATAGATGGCCTGACAGGCCATACGGGACCATTCCTACGAAGAGAAGAAATGGGTATGGTATGGCACGAACTGCCAGATGGGACTACACAAGTAAGATTTAAATGGGGGGGTACTTACACCCCCTTTAATGGAGAGTAGTATATAAGAAATAGTGGGCCAGTCGAAAACCCGGACGCCTGGCCCATGGTGGCTGTAATACTGTATTTAGCCACCATGGTCCACATTAGGGTTAAGGTCATCGAGTACAA